GAGTCAACATTGTCGGGTAAGTCGATACCTACTTGTCGTGCATATTCTGCATCCATCATTCCCCAGTATTCAAGAACTTCAAAGCTACTGTTGACATCTTCGTCACTTCTAGCGTCATCCTTTAACTGGCTTTCAAAATCTTTTTCTACGTAATTAGCACCCATCTGAATAGAGTTACGTATTGCATCATCATCAAAGTAAGGCATATTACGTAGCTGCCTTAACTGACTTCTGTTCATTTTATGTCTGTGAATAATGTATTCACACTCATCCATATTAGTTGCGTTAGGGTCAGGATAAAAATCCCAACAACTAACAAATTCTATTCTAGGAACTCTAACTTCTAAAGGATTATAATTTCTGTTTCCTTCTTCGTCTGTATCCCATTTGTGTAATTTTTTATTAAAGTTAAATGGTCCTTTTACAATCCCTGTTCCTAATAGAGCAGATTCTAAAAGAGCATTTCTTAATTCTGAGTTACCATTTGATTCTTCTATTTGGTCATGGATAAGTTTTTCCATTCTTCTTGCAGCTTTTTGTGCAGGAGACACTTCAATTTTTTGTGGGTCGGGACTTACACCGTCTTTAAGAATACCAGCTTCTTCAGCTTGGTCTTCAATAGTATCTTTAAAAACACCGTTATAAAAAGTAGCTCCAGGTTTTAAAGCTTTACCGTCTCCTGTATAACCAAGGTCATATGGATTTTCTAATTCTCTATTACCAATATCGTCAGGTACTTCGCTTTGTGTAGTTTCTAAACCTGGTGTAGGACTAGCAGCATCAAGATGTGCAAAACTTGTTTCGCCTTCAGGTATTTTAGTTTCTGTAATTCCGATTGGAAATTTACCTGTTCCAAAGATAACATCAACTAACTGTCCAAAGGCAGCTAGTACTTTAGTTTTAGTGATTTTTACAAATACTCTAGATTTTTCAGACTCTCTAAACTTAACTCCTTTAGCATAAAGACCTCTATAGTTTTCATAAGCCTTTAACCATCTTTTTTCGTCTGTTTGTCTAGCGTCTTCAGCTTGTGTAAATCTACCTTTAATAATACCAATAAGATTTCTTTGTTGGTCTTCTTCTAAAGTTAATTGTACTCCGGACTCGCCCTCTACTTCTTCGTAAATATTATCAGCGTTTAGGAATGTATTTTCTTCTACCATATATTAATAACCAAATGTTGAATCTACCGGTCTATACATTTCTCTTTTTAATCCTCGTAATCTTTCTAAAGGGCTATCCATTCTAGGACGGCTCATTATCATATATCTAAGTGCATCATAAGCGTGGTCTGAAGCATGTGTATCTACATCTTCAGGGTTAATTTTAGATAGCGGAATAGATTGTAGTTCTCTAATAAGGTTAGGACATGTATTAAATATCTGTAACCTAGGTCTTCCATTATCTTGCACTTTAAGATACTCATGTATTTGTATCTTACCCTGTATTCTATTTTTATCGGCTCGTCTTAATTTATGTCCAGCGTTTACTAAAGACTCTCCTACCGTAGGTCCAGTAGTTCCTGTCTTAGCCCATGCTGCCGTATCTAATACTCCGTTCACAGAAAAAGGGTCTTCCATCTCCATATCAGTTATTATAGCAGCTAAATCAACACCTGTCAAGTTTTTTTGGTATAATTCTCTATATATTATTAGAGTACCGTCATTTACATCCATTATTCCCCACAAACAACAAGACTCTGAAGCGTACCCATAATCAATTCCTTTTATTCTTTCCCAATGTACAGGTAGTTCAAAAGGAGTTATAACATGATTAAAAGGGTCAAACTCTACAAAAGCAGCTCCTTCGTTTACATCCCAGTTACCTTCAAGTAGTTGTCTACGTTGTACAGGGGGTAAAGACTTAAGCATTTGTTCATAAACACCATCTGCATCTAAATAAGGATTATCAGCTAACCTTGCAGGAATGAATTTTCTAGTAAGACCATCTGTTCCTTCAAAGCTTGTATTATGTTCTTGTGGTTCTATATATCTTTTTTTAACCCAATGAGAACCGACACCGCCAGGGTTAGCAGTACATCGTAGATATGTTTGTATTTTGGGGTCAGTTGTTCTTAAACGAGAAGCAAGATAGTTCCATGAGAACTCTGTAGGTAGATGGGTTATCTCATCAAACCCTATCCAACTATAAGCTTGTCCTTGATACCTGTATACATCTGCGTCTCTTTCTAAGAAACCAAACTCTACCTTAGCTCCACTAGGAAACTGCCATAACTTTTCTACTTCTTTAAACTTAGCACCTGGAAAAGCTTGTGGATATAACTCACGAGACTTATCTATCATCTCTCTTAGTTCGGGCATAGACCTTCTAAGTATTAAAGCACGATGGTCTTTTTTATGAGCATATCTTAAGGGGTCGACTATCATAGCATATGATTTACCACCCCCAGCTGCTCCACCGTAAAGAACATCTTTCTCACTTGCCGCTAGAAAGTCTGTCTGTGGACCTTCGTTAGCGTGAAAAATAATATGTTTATCTTTTAAACTTTCTTGTACAGAAGGTGTTGTATTTTTTATTTCATCTTCTACTATTACTTTAGATGATTTTAAATCAGTTATCTTAGAAATTAAATCATTTTCTTTTTGAAGTTTGTTTTCTTTGTAAGCTATTTTTTTCTTAATCTTAAGTAGTTCTTTTTTTTCTTTAGCTAGTTTTAACTTTCTTTTATGTTCAGCACTATAATTATATCTAGAAGTAGAGCCTTTAGGTCTTCCTCCTTTTTTACGAGGAGTTCCACTATCATTTAAAACAAAAGAGCCATCTTTATTAGTTTCGTATTGTTCTGGAAATAACTCCCAAAGGTTTTTATTTAATTGTTTTTTAAGACCAACGTGACTTATACTACGCCCTGTTTCTTGAGATAAAAGCGTAGCAGCTTCTCTAAGCGAGTAATGTTTGTTGTATATACCGTTTAAGTACTTTTTTAAAGATTTAAGTTGTTCTGGTATAGGCTCTAAGTATCCTTTAATAGAACTAATCTTATAACCAAAAGGAATGGTTACGCTTTTCTTTTTTATATATCCTTCAGGTATATCAGACATTACTTAGAACTTCTATACTTTGCAGTCTTCTTAGCTATTTTTTTTGGCTGCTTTGAGTGTTGCTTTCCTTTCTTAGTGTCTTCTCTCTTTTTCTTTGTCGTAGCTGCATATTCTTTAGAAGATAAAGCCTTCCTAGCTTTTTTAGGAAGATATCTTTCACCAGTCTTAGCAGATTTTTTACCACTCTTAGTGCCCCATTCTTCTTTGGTCCAATTATCTAGACTTTGTTGTGATGCTCTTTTTGTTGTTTTTTTTGCTCGTGGTTTTTTTATTGATGGCATTAGTCATTGGTCCGCTTGTTGAAGTAACTTTTGTTTTAGTTTCTTTCTTTGGTTTAATAGGTGTTAAAGACTTTTTAAACATCTTTGCATAACACTTCTTTATTTTATTCATATATTCTTGTATCATTATTTATAGCCACCTCCAGCAGCTTTATATAGTTTTGCTACTAGCTGGGCTTTTCGAGCAGACCATTGTCCGGCTTTACCCCCTTTGGTACCGGCTTTGACCCTCTCGAAAATCCTCTTACGCAGACTTGGCTTAGTATAGTTACCAGCACTATTTACGGTGGATTTACTTTTCTTTTTTGTCATCTTTCTTTCCAAATATTTTATCCCAGTTATCTCTGTATTGCTTTGTGTAAACTCCAGGTCTAGGGTTCGCCCCTTTACTACCATGAGTATTTTTATATATAGGTGATTTAAATGTCATGGGTTTTTCATCACTTCCTATTTGTTTACTCATACTACCACTTTACCTTGTCAGCCCAATAAGCAGCAGACATTTTTCCTTTAGATATGTTCTTACCGTGTCTCGCTTTAAAAGACTTTCTCTTAGCTTTCATTTTATCTGACTCACCTGCTTTAGGCTTACCAGCTGTTGAAGCTCCTTGTTCTCCAAACCTAATCATTTTAATGTTGCTGCCTTCTTTAGCTAACACTACATGTGACTTAGTTGGATGTTTTGGAGTACGTTTAGGTTTATTATAACCCGCAAATCTTTCTCCTCTATATTCAATACTCATTAATGTACCACTCTTTTTAAAGATATTTTAGGTTTATGTTTTAGTTCTTGTAATTCACAAACAATTAACAAACCATATATCTCTGCTATTTCATCTGCTGAATCTATTGAATCAGCTTTTATAATTGGACCTATCATTCTATCTTCGTTACCTTCAAACTCAGTCAGATATATCTTCATAACTTCCGTCTTCAGTTTCTTTTAGGTCAATTGTTTCTTTT